CGTTGAACCCTTCACTTCTGGCTTTCTCCACTCTGTCTTCCACATAATGAACCAGCTGTTCATCTGTCTTTTTTCTCATTTTTACTGCTTTCTCGTGGATTTTATTTTCATCCATTGTTCTTCTACAACTTTTCTTAGTCATTCTATCTCCTTTCTTACACGGCTTCTGGCTCCACGAACCCGATCTGTCTATCTTCTTTCCATTCTGTTCCAGAAAAATCAAGTGCCTGTCCGCACTTCTCACAAAAATCAGGGTAGTAATCTGGTCCAGCATTCAACGCACCACCGCAAGCCGGGCAATAATGGTATTCATGTTCCAACTTCACGAAATTGTATCGAATAACAATTCCTGTTTTTGATACAGGTTTCATAGCGATCATTACTCCACCCTCTCTCCATATTCGATCACATATTCATACTGCGTTGTCTTTCTAGTTTCACTGCTTGGAATCTCTTTTCTTACGATCTGAACCGCATATCCTGCTTTCGCCAGCATTGAAACCATCTGCAGTCTGTCTTCTTCATTCCACTGTACCGAGCCTTTACGAATGCTCCTTATAATCTGCTTAGCCATTACCCGCACTTCCTTTCTATCTTTTCTTCTCGTTCTTTCATCAGTTTCTCGAATGCAGCTACAAAAGTTTTTACTGATGACGGCATCTCGCAGTTGTGACTGCCCCTGCACTGGATCACTCGACCTTTGTTATATTCCATTGTGAAATATGGTGTATCAGGTTCTTCCACTCTGCGCACAAAGAAGATGTGTGTCTGCCCTTTGGCCACTCGATCAACGTAAGTTCCAACACAATGGTGAAGGGCAGCTCCTTCATTCTTGATTTCCTGTGCATCTCTTGGCACTCTCAATATCAATCCTTTTCCTTTTATCAGGAAAGCGTTATCTATGCCGGCATTCTCTTTGAGCATTTCCTCCAGAAGTTTTTTCATGACCTCAGCCTCTCGCTTTATCCGTTCTTCTTCCCGACGTTTCTTTTCTGCGGCCTTTTTATCTTGTACTGCCTGATATTCCGCAGCTGTCCTGTCATGAACTTTTTTGAAATTCTTCGGGAAATAGAAGAACATATTGGTGAGGTCATATTTCAGTTCTTTACACCAAGCCAGATAATCCAACCAGTCCTTGGCACAATTCTGCAAACGTTCTTCCCTGATATCCGGTCTTTCTTTGTACTGCATATAAGAATATCTCCAACACCCTCCACGCTCTCCTACTCGATAATCGGAACCTTCGCGCTCGATATATCTGCAGATCTTATGAATCGTTGAATGTCTGTTTTCTTTCCGTATCAGCGTTGTATTGCATCCAAAGAGTTTATAGAACCGTTCCAATTCTTCCGCTTTCAGGTTGTATCCGGAGCTTTGCGCTTCCTGCAATAGCCTCAATTCATCAATGTTCCCATCAATAGACTGCAGGATTCGTGTGTTCTCCTTCGTGAGCCCGAGTATTTCAAATATTGTTTTTCCGTTTTTTCTGAGTCCCCTGATTCCATTCCGGCTATTATATTCAAATGCCCCGTCATGAATCTTATTGATCAGATGCGCGGCCAGTTTATACAGACCCATTTTTATAAACCATTCAAGCTGTGGAAACTCCTGATATCTGTAAATAGCATTGGCATAATGTATCTGTTCGCTCGGTCTATTCTCTGACAAAATCTCCAGTGCTGAATATTTCATTGGAGTATCTTTCCATGCTTCCGGCAGGTTTCCCGGATATAAGGCACAGTATGACCTTTCTCTGTACCCTTCATCTGTACACCACCGCACAATACCAGTCTGTTTATACTCTCTGTATTCATAACTGCTGGTGCATGGCGTTCCGTTCGGTGCAAATTTGTAAAACGTCCTTACGATTTCAAGCAGACTGTCATTCGTTTTTCCATCCTGTTTCACCTCTCTATGGACCGAGAAATATCGCCACAGAAACCCCTCTTCTCTTGGTTCAATGAATGAAACTATCCTTTTGTCCCATATATGTGCCGGCATCCGTCCCCTGGCCTTGATAGTGACCTGGCTTCCACAAAGGGGGCATATCCCCTTCTCGTTATTTCTTAACCGAATTTTCGTTCTGTCTACCAGTGTCTCCCCATTACAATGAGTGCAATGCACCAGAGCCTCATTCTTTGATCTTGTTGAGTAAACCAGATATCTGCTGAATGACATCGCTTTTTCCGATACCCATTTCTTGAAGTCTTCCGGAATTTCCTTGACTGTTCCCATGACTGTGTCAATAGGATTTGTCTCCTTGGCATGTTTTTCATCCAGTCGCCGCTGTTTGACCATGTCCTGAAAACGTGTCACAGCTGTCCAGTCTTTAACATCTTTTTCTGTACTCCATTCTTTGAAAAAGCCACGCATACGATCAATGTCTGCATCCGTCCAGAAGAACATGTTTGGGGTATATCTGTTCCCCTTATCTCTATCCCAGTGATATTCATACAGGTGAATACATTCCATCCGATCAAAAGCTGCAGTCAGCCATTTCACCCTTTCAGCAGTCAGATCCTGTGATATGTAATCATTCTTGGAAAAAAATGTTCTTAACTGAGCGCTCTTTTCTCCTTTCTTCAGTTTATCAATGGGATAGAATGTCATCATCAAAAGATCTTTTTCTATGTCTCTTGTTGTAACAATATGCGTGCCCGCAGCTCTTTCAGCAAACCTGACCATTTCGTCTGTGGCTTCTTCTCTTGGAATCTGTGCTAATTTTCTCTTTTCCATGTGACATCCTCCTACAGAAGATCGAACAGTGATATCTGACCGTTCAGGCCGCTGCTTTTTGTACTTGTTTTTTCAGTTTTCCGCTGCTTGGAAGCAGCATCTTTTTTCTCTGGCTTTTCAGAAACCTTGGAATCATTCTTTGTTTCCTGAATGTCTTTCTTGATTTCTGTAACTTTTTTAGCTGGTGCTTCTGTCTTTTTTGTTGTCGCAGGCTTTTTGTCTTTTTCCTTTTTGGCGGTTTCCGGTTTTTCATATTTGTGGTAATAATCCTCTGCCCATTCATATACAACCTGGTCTTCAACTGCAGTGGATCTGCCATTCGACTGCTTTCTGGCCTGTTCGACAATATAGTTAAAGCACTTGTTCCAGGTCTTGCCCTCCTGCATTACGTCCTCAGCAAGTCCCTGATCCTCTTCGCATCTTTTCAACAGATAAGCAATGATCGGCTCAGCAAAATTCTTCTGGGTTGCTTTTTTCTTTTCAGCTTCCAGTTTTTCTTTAGCCTTCTGCTTTACCGGCTTTGCATTCTCAATTTCTACAGCTCTAATTTCCTCTTCTGTTGGATCCGCCATTCCTGTAAGAATCTCAGCAAGTGAAGCTTTCCCCAAATACACAGTATCCTCTGCTTTCACTTCATTGCCGCTCTCGTCCTCTAATTTGCTCTCTAGCAGTTCTGTTTCGTCCTGTCCTATCGTTTTACTGTCCACGTCCGTTTCCGTCTCTAAACGGTCGATTTCAGCAGTGTCCACTTCCTGTTTTAACTGTTCTGACATTTGTATTCTCCTTTCTCGAAATCAAAATGAAATGTTATCTGTTCCGGCGCTCTTCCAAATAATGTGGGCCGTCGTTGTCTGTGTCTAAGAATTTGAAGTTGTCTTCTCATATTCCACTCTGGCCTGAAATAAAACGGTGTATACCAAAATTCCTGTTCAGGTCTTTCCTCTGGCATAAGTGTATTGCCTGCTACTGGATTTGATAGTGTGTTTGCAACTGCTACATATCCTGGACAGCCAAGAAGCGACAACTGTATAAAACACATTTGTGCAGTTACCCGGTCAATATCATTTGCAACAAACAGCACTTGAGTCTGGTAATTAAACCCTTTTCGGCGAAATGTATTCGCCGCTGCTATAAGTGTTGCTCCGGCTCCGCAGGCAGGATCGTTAACAGATACCCATTCTTTGTTCTGCAGTTTCTGCATATTGTCATGTATCGTCAACTCTGCCATGCATCTGCAGACATCATACGGTGTGAAAAACTGGCCTTTCCAGTGATTTCCCAGTTCGAGGCTCATGTATAACCTCCCAAGGAAATCCTGATCTGGATTGCGTTCCAGTGCTTCAACTACAATCGCAAAGCACTTGGCCGGCTTCTCCACTCCTCCAAGGCGTTTGATGCACTCTGCATACTCTTTTTCCCTTGCCGTATGTCTCGACAATGACTTATCTACTGCATTTGCAAGTGTACATGCCATTGCCGCCATAAGATCCGCCCACACCTGCCACGAACTCCTGCTGATGCAGAGCTGCCTGAACACATCCAAAAACTCTTTTTCGGTCCCTGTAATCTTTTCTTCATTCACGTTTCAACAACTGCCTTTCATACTCTGCAAAATCATAATCTCTCTGGTGAAAATTATTAAAGCGGTTTTGAGAAACAGGTTTTGACTTATCCGGCACGCGAGGTGCCTTATCCTGCTCTCTGGATATCCAACTTGTAATAAATCGTTTGATTCCCCTCGGAGTCTTTTTGTTTCTGGGGTTAGAATCAAGCCATCCACGCATATTACGCAATGCCTGTTCAACATCAACTGCCGGATATAATTCTTTAAGCTCTTTGACATATTCTTTTGTCACCAGGTAATCATCCCCATTGATCAACGGCAGTTTGATAAATACATCTGCCTGAGCCGGCTCTGTCTCTACCTTCAACTCAGCCTTTGAACAGGATGGCTCTATCTCCACCTTCGTCCTGTTCTCCGCAACTGGCTCTATCTCCACTTTCGGTTGCGGCTGTCCGGAGTTCACCTCCGGGCAAATGTATTTATTCTCTATCTCTTTATCTTTATCTATCTCTATCTCTTTCTCTTTCTCTACGTCACTGAGGTGTAACTGTTGCGTCACACCAATGTCACATTGTGACGTTTTTTTATCTCTAAGACGTCTCATTCTTTCAGCACTTGCGCTTTCAGATCCCACCATTCTGGAACACTCTGTAAGCTCATATTCGCTTTCGTCTATCAGTTGCAGGAGTCCCTGAGCCATAAGAAACTGGACTGTGATTTTTACGTTTTCCTCTTCTTCATCAAGTTCAAGTGCAATCTCTTCTGTAAAATTCTCTTCTACTCCATCGAAGAAGAGTTTTCCCTCATTTTTCAGAGATACCAGCAACATCTTGAGATAGATAATTGTGTATGTATCGCCTCCGGCAATTCTGCGGAGTTTTTTGATCGGCTTCTGCCGGAAGAAATCATCCGGCAGCTTAAGCCAATAGTATCTTTTTCCCATATACGCCTCCTTAGTAAATGACCTTAGAGCCGTCTTCTGTTTTAATTACGGTTACAGACTGATTGAATCGAGCTTTCATAGCATCATCATGGGTTATTGCCATAATTTTCACATCTGGATACCTCTGTCTGATTGTTTCCAGAGCATCTACATAGGCCTGAGTTCCATCATCGTCGAGAAATGGAGGTTCGTCTATAAACAGCATTCCGAGCTGGATACCTGCGGACGTTGCTTTAATCTCAGACAATGCAAGGATAATAGCAAGTGAAGCCTTTACCTTTTCCCCTCCGGATTTCGAAGCATATGGGAGAGTTGTCTTTCCGTACTCATTGATCAGTACGTCCAGGGTAGCTCTGTCACCGTCTTTACCTTTTACGGTACGTTCCATCACAAATTCCACTCCCATAGTTCCGCCTGTCATAGATCCAAGGATATTGTTTGCAGTATCAGTAATGTGAGGAATAATATTTCGGATGATCTGATGCGGAACGCCATCCTGTGAAAATGCCTGTTTCAAAGCCTCGTAGCAATCAGCTTTCTCAGCTGCAACAGCAATACCTTTATTCAAAAGAGCTATTTCAGAACGCATTGCCTCAACATCTTCAACTCTCTGTGTCAGTACGCCTTTTTGGATCTGCGCTTTTTCCAGAGTTTCTTTTGCAGATTTTAATCTTCTCTCAACTTCTTCAAGAGCCTCACTGCCTTCAATATCTTTTCTTAGTTCTTTCAGTTCTATTTCCGCTTCACGAAGATTGTTATATAAAACAAGTTCGTTGGCATCTTCCTTGCTCCGCTCCTGATATAATTCAGTAAGTCTCTTATCAATATGCTGCTTTCTCTCTTCATACACCGGAAGTTCCTTTTCCTGCTCCGCGAAATGTGCTACTGAATTTCTTTTACATACAGCATCATCATGCTTAATAACGGAATCAGATAACGCATCAACAATATCAGTTGCTTTCTGGGCCTTTATATTGAGCTCTAAGAGGCTTTCTTCACACTGCCCTATCGTTTTACTGTTGGTGTCCTTTTCTGTCTCTAAACGGGCGATTTCAAGTTTCTTTTTCTCGGCATCCTTTTTCAAGTTTTCATATTTCACAAGCGTACTTGCTTTTACTGTCAAAAGATCTAATTTTTCAGCATCATATCCGATAATACAAATTTCATCCTGTTTTTTTGATATTTCTTCGTCTCGTTTGGTCCTCAATGCCGCTATTTCTTCCTCGCATTTTTCCAGATGGTCTGCTTCTTCTGGTAAACTCTTTACATCATCGATTGCTTTTGCGAGAAACCTGCAGCTTGCTCCATCTATATCAGGGCAACCG